TCAGCAGGTGCAGCGGCTGGGCGCCTCGTCGCAGAGGACGCAGACTGACACGAGGTAGCGGTATCCCGCTGTCTCCTGAACCCTCAGTGATGTGTAGTCCATGAGCCCACGATTGCGTGATACTTTTGCTGGGTCAGACAGCGCCGCAGGCTCTGTCCGGCTGGCACCGCTGGATGAAACAGCGGTCTGGTCGGTGTTCATGGGCGGCGGATCTGTTGAACGGCGAATCAGCAAGTTGACCTCATATCAACTTCAAGTCCGTGGAACGCGCGGACGACGGTGCCGAGCGGGACAGACGGGGTCTTGCAGGACCCCGCCTTGCTCGGCACCGCCTAACTTACCGTCCAGGTGTAGTCCAGGATCGGCCCACTAGACGTAGTAGTTACAGCTATGTAGTTATCCACCGGTTCCTCCCCCGTTCATCCACAGGCCGGAGCCTGTGGAACCGCGGAAGGACGCGGATCCGGACGAACCATCCACAGGTGTGGACAGAAGGATCCCGTTCACTGTGTACAACACGCTACGGCGTGTCGGGATGCCCGACTCATGGCTGAAGCACTAACCTCTCGGGCCCAGGGGGGCCATCGACGCCGCGCCAGCAACGGCCAGAGCAGCACCGCCCCCGTGCACCTACTCCTTGGGCGGCTTCACGGCCCAGGCCAGCGTGCCGATCACGACCACCCAGAGCACCGCCTCCGGCAGGGTCACCGGGCCCCGAGGTACGTGACGCGGACCCCCGTACCGCGGCGCTCGATGTACCCGTCCACGTTGCTCGGTGCGAACAGGCGGGTCAGGACCGAGAGGTTCCCGCCGCTGTGCACGTAGGAAAAGGGGTAGCTGAGCGGGCGGACCTTGTTGTCCGCGTCCGAGCGGAACTCCATTACGCGTGTGCCGTTGACCTGTAGCTCGAAGCGGAAGATGTAGTCCCCGCCCGCGGCTGCGCCGTAGACGGACGTGCTGTCGATCAGGTACTCACCGGCTGGCGCGTTGGCGATGACGCCGGTAGCGCCGTTGCCCCACGTGTTCGCCGCCCAAAAGTCATTATCATTTCCCGTGCGCGGGAACTGCCAGACGCGCTGCCGGTTCTCTAGCTTGCCCACGCGCCCCATGACGGCCGCGATTTCATCGCCGCGCTGATTGAGCCGGGTAGCTCCATTTCGGACGCTCTCGGTTGCCGGGACTACTACTAGTCCTGCTGCTGCTGCTGCATCTCCTGTTGCCACGATTGTTCTCCTTAGTTAGCTGTTGTCAAAGTTCTGCCAGGTGGCGCTAGCGCTCACGTTGGCCCATGTAGTGGATTCGGGGACAAGGGTCCAGGCTTCTAGAGGCGTATCCAATACGCCTCTAGTACCAATCGACATTTCGTCCGTCCCGAGGTTGAAGGTCACGCCCATAAGCCGACCCACTACCGGGACAGTGCCCGGGAGTGAGGCGACAATCTCGCACCCGGGAGTGACTGCAAAGTCCGAGACGGCCTCTAGTGAGAGGGTCCGTCCTCGACCCAGAAGACGGGAGAGGATGTAACGCGCTGCACCCTTGACCCGCGGTGACGTACGGTCCAGCACGAGAGTCTTTCGATATCCGCGCGGAGCGTATACGTCCACGTCCGTCCATGACTCGCCGTACTGGTCAGTCCACGAATAGCGAATGACCACGGAGTCAAACCAGCTTTCGCCGTCCGCGTCGATAACGTCCGCTGCGCCTACGAGGTTCCACCCCTCGGCAATACGTACCGAGCCGGGTACCTGGTAGCTGCTATCCACGAGACGCCACTTGCGGGACTCGTCGCAGAAGAGGCGCAAGCCCGCCGCTTCCATAAGCGGCGAGAGGAAGTCCCAGGCAGTGTCGCCGATTTGCCAAACCATCTCATTGTCACCGGTAGTGGCAAGCTCAACCATTCGGCTGACCGAATTGTTGGCCGTGCCCTCCCAAGAGAACACAACCTCGGGCGGCTGACTACCGATGGAGTAAGCACCGGAGAAATACTGACGCTCCGCATTGCCCTGCTCTAGCAGGAACTTGTTTGCATACACTGCGGGCACTCGTCCGCCCAGGACGCCACCGTGGTAGATGCGGATATACGCCTCCGTCGCGCCCACGGGCACGTCAAAGGTGACGTACTGGCGCTCCACCTTTCCCGGCGTGAATTCATCCGAGGAGGTCTCCTCCACGTCCTGGTTCGGTACCTTTGTGTACGCCACAATGCGGAAGGCGTTGTCCGCCTTCTCGCCGTTGTAAGCAAACTCCATGAAGGTGTTAGCCGAGAAGGTGTAGGTCTTACCCGCCTCCATACCAAGTCGCAAGTTTCCGGCCACGCCACCGAGGCTCGCATAGCTTTCCGTGTCCGCGGTGTTCTGGTCCCTCGGCACGATGCGCAAAGCATCTCCCGGGTTGAGCGGGTTCTGTGCGACCACGGTTCCGACCGCCCCGGAGGACGTGCTGATGGACCCGTTGCCGGATGGGCTCGGGTTGGGGAACAGGTTGCGCCGCGTGATCTGCGGGACAGTCGAGAAGTCAATCGACAGCTGCGGAGTCTCTTGCAGCACGGTAAAGAGCGCGGACTTCACGGCCGCAATGGCCGACGTGTTGTCGTATGCCAGCGGCTCGGTGGTCCGTGCCCAGGACTGAAGCAGCGCCTCGTCACTCGTGAGGCCTAGAGATATCTCGCCGGTCCTCGCGTCTATCTCTCGCGAGCGCAGACCGAGGTCAAACGTCCGAGGGAAGGTCTCGCCGGTAGACAGGTTCCTGCGGGTCAGGGTGATGAGTAGGCGCGGGCCAGTACGCGGGTCCAGCAACTCGGCCAAGTCCTCGGTGTTGTCCGAGTCCACAGCCACCGTGAGCACGGCCTTGATGTACGGAGCCCACCCCTCGTCCAGAGTGACGGAGCCCTCTACAACGGGTAGCTCGACGTTGCCGATTGCGCGGACTAGCTGCGCGCGCGTCTGCATTTGAAATAGGTCTGCCATTAGATGCCCGTCTGCTCGACGTAATCGACGGTGAAGGTCCACGCCCGGCGCGACCCAGAGTCAAGCTCTAGGCGTGCGGTGCCGACCGGAATGTAACCGAACTCGATACCCGGGACCTCGGGGTCAGAAAGGAGCAGGACACCCGGTGTCCCGTGGACAGCCTCACAGCGCTGCGCCTCTGCGAGTGTTGCGAAGAGGAGGGACAGGGTGCCGGTGCGTAGCCCCGGTGCCCTATACGTCACCACCGCCTCATCCTTACCAATGATCGTGTGCGTGATGCTGCGCATCTCACGGTCGGACCCAAAGCCGAGCACCAGTAGAGGGCGGATAACGTCTTGGCCCTTAAAGATAGTCGTAGCCATTTACCACACCTGTTGCCCAATCTTTGTAATCTGCCCCTGAACGTTCAGAGTGATTGTCCGGTTCTGCTGCCGGTTGATAGCTGCCACGAGAGGCGAATCGTCAACGTCCAGCTTGATGACGCGGTTCTGGATACCGCTCCACTTGCTTGCAGCGTCCGCGATCTTAAGGTTTGTCTCGTCCAGGCGAGCGTTGCCGGTGACCACGGTTGAGTTGTAGAGGCCCTGCTTATTGATGTTGTCTTGGATGACTCCGCCGACCTCTCCGTATACGGCAACGGTGCGCTCGTGAAGGCTGTTCTCCTCCTGCGCGGCCTGCTTCAGCACGGAACCGGCAAGGCCCTGCTCGTGCATCTTGTCCAGGGCCTCCTGGTGCCGAGTGTTCTCGGTGGTCAGTACCTCATTGAGCGCGTCCTGGTCTCCTGCGCGGGCGCGGATAAGCGTCTGCAGGGAGATGCCGATAGCCTCGGACTCCTTTTGGATTTCGTTCATCTTGCTTGCGTCGGAGATAATGTCCTTGACCTGAGAATTGATGAACTCTGCCGAGGCATACCGGTTACCGGACTCGATCATGTCGTCAAACATGTTCGACGTAAATTCCTCTAGCTCCTCGGCGCGCTTTTGAATCTCGGCAAAGCCGAGGCCCACACCGACCGCGAGCGCAATACCGGCGGCAGCACCGATGGGACCGAAGCCCGCGAGCGCGTTAGCGGCCACCTCTTGGAACGCGTCACCGATGGACTCAGCGGACCCGTCGAAGCTCGCTGCTGCCTCACGGGCGGTAGAGGCTGACTCATCCTTGAAGTCGTCTAGGCCTCGCTCTGCGTCCTTTGTGCCGCGCTTGATGTTGTCGCCAACGTCGTCACCGGCCTTTCGGGACTCACGCTTGGCAACGTCGGCCATTTCCTTAAAGCTCTTCTCTAGCTTCTCGGTAGCCGTCTCGGCCTTCTTAGCGCCCTCCTTGATACCGTCCCCGAGGTTGTCGCCCATCTTGTCGCCGTCCTGCTGGGCAGTGCGGGACAAGTCCTCTAGCGAGTCTTGGACTCTTTCGAGACTCTTCTCGACATCCTTTGTTCCCTTTTGAAAGTCGCGAGTATTCGCGGCAATGCTGATTTCAATTCCCTTAGGCATTGCCTAACCTTTCTCTAGGGCGGTGTTGAATGTATAAACGGTTGTCTGGACCCATAGGCTGGCTATACGCGGGACAATCTCCGCTACTGCTGGGTAGAACACGTAACCGGTCCGCTTGCGAGGCCTGAACTGCATTCGAGTCTTACGGGTGACCTTGTAGTCTTTGCCCTTACTACTGCGGGCATAGTATGTGGTCTTCTTCTCACGGTCCGCACCGAATTCCACGACGTGCTTTTGTTCTCGGGGGAGTAGTCCACCCTGTAGCTTTCGCCCGACGCTTGCGGTACTGAGCGTGACGTTCTGGTTCGAGACTTTGACGCGGGCGGTGGCGACTAACACGCGGTGTTCCAACCGCGTGTTAGCCCGCTCCGCCATTGCCTTTTGGAACTCAGGCTGAACTACTTTCTTGGTCTGCTGGCGGATGTTCTTCTGAATATCCGTGCGAGATTGACGGATAGCCAAGATAGTTGCCTGCAACTCTCGGGAGCTATTGACGTCAATTCTCAGCATTAGACGATCTGCGGCTTTCCGGATACACCGAGCGTGACGGTGGCCTCCTGGATAGCGTTGACGTTTCCACCGATCTGACCCGGTAGCAGGATCACGGATGCCGTGATCTTTGTTGCACCGGTGCCCGCTGCCGGGACGAACTCGACGTTGACAGTCAGGCCCTCATTGTTGAAGAGGTATCGGCTTAGCGACGCGGAGTTGCTGTAATCCTGCAAGAACGTGATAGCGCACTCCCACGTGGCCGAGGACTGGTTGCGGTACGAGGACGCGGGCGTAAGGCCCTGCCAAGTCACGGTGTCCGCGGAGGGTGTGAAGACGACGCTAGAGATAGCGGCCTCGTAGTTATCGGCGCCAACCTTAAAGGTTGCATTCTTCATTACGAGTGGAGTAGAGGAGATAGTAGCCATGGCGGTTAGCCTTTCTTTTGAATGTTGATTTCGATATCTACGCGGTATGCGAGGTTGGAGTCGCCGTACAGGTCCTTTGTTGCCTCGGTCCAGCTGAGGCTAGGAATCTCGTCTAGCGCAAAGAGCAGTTCGTTGACCATCTCGTCTACCGAGTCCTCGGCGTTATCGGCGTTGGTGATAGGCGAAATGATGATGACTGCAATAGTTACGGTATGGTAAGACAAAGGCGCACTGGCTGTGGGCTGCACGCTCACTTGCTGCAACTTCACTACCGGCTCGGAGATAGTGTCCAAAGCGACAGCGTGAGGGACGATCTTCCATCCCTTAGGAAGTAGCGGCTTTAGCTCGCCGGCGAGGTACTGACGTGGATTAACCAAGGAATCCCACCGCCTTCTGAGGTCGAAGAATGTTGCGGACAAACTTGTCCAAGGGGTTGGGCCGACTCGTAAAGACGAGGTCGCCTGTCGGATCGAATGACGGGTCCTGCTTGGCAGCGTTGAAGATTGCCCGTGCCTGCATAAGCTGCGCCGTGCGCCATGTGGCGGGCGGCATCTCCCCGTAGCCGAGAGTCGGTGCGTACTCCTCGCACTGCGCGCGTGCTGCGTGGAGCAGCGTCCACAGCTGCACGTCATCCGAGGGCGCACCGGTGCTCCATTCGCGCCGGGCGCTGCCGAGCGTGTGCCACCCGTCCCGCTCGCTGTTCTGGACTACGAAGTACACATCCTCGGCGCGCTCGCGATATCCGATGATGCTGGTTAGCGTCACGGCCAGGGTGTATACCCCATCCGTTGTAAAGAGGCTGCGATCCTCGGGCCAGGCCACGATGATTTCGTCCCCGTCCACAGCGCCGGTAAGCGTGGTGCCCTCGGGCTCAAAGCTGTTGTAAACCGTGACCTCGGCGCTATCAAAGATGCTGAGGTCGGCGTCATCCGGACCGCGGTTCAATTCGATGACTGCGGACTGTGACGGAATGTCGCCCTCGAAGTAGGGTCCAATCATGCGAGCACTCCCTTCTCGGAGTTGTAGATTGCTAGGACTTGCTGAGGCGTAAGTGCCTTGTCCCACACGCGGAGACGGGCTACTTGCCCGATCATGTAGTTACCCGGACCGGCTGTTAGCTCGACTGCGCCGACCGTGAAGTCACAGGGTGTGCCGTTCAGTCCGTCTGCAAAGGCGTACGGATTCTTGGAGTAGGTGTTGCCTAGCGGGTCTGTGTAGTTGGGGTAGCGTTCGGCAATGCCGTTGAGATACGAGATGACTTGCGATCCGTCATAGGTGCCAACGTGCAGCTGCCAGACGCCTCGGGTGAAGCTCTGGTTGGAGGCTGCGTAGTCCCGGCTGAACGGATAGCCGGGTGTCGGCTTGCCGTCCCGGCTTACATGAAAGTTCGCCTTCTCGTCTCCGCCGTATGTGTTGAGGTCGTAGAAGAGCCCGTAAGAGCGGCGCGGGTCCGTGTTGTCCTCTTGCCAGCAACCGCCGATGAATCCCGCGTTGGTGTCATTGAGGTTGACCCAGGCGGCTACGGTGACCTGATTGCCGGTCTTGCCGATGTTCAGCCGACCGACGGCGGACAAGTCCAGGCGGAGGAAGCTGTTGCCTGCGAAGTCGATACCTGTACCGAAAGGCGTAGTCACCCGCGTTGCCGTGCCGGGGCCTGCCTGCGCGAGCGGAAGGTCACTGGCCGTGGAGAGGAACGGAGCAGCGGACTGCTCGAAATTCCACTGAGCGAGAGGCGTAGGCACAACAACCTTGGCCTGCAAGCTCTTCAGCTTGCGGACCACTCCGCCCGCCATGACGTGCATGGCCGTTGCGTATCCGTGGAACGCGGCCATTAGATGGTTCCCGGGTACGTGCTCTGTAGGTAGCTGGTCGTAGCGGCAAGCTCGGCGCTGCTGAGTACCCGCGGGTAGACGAAGACGGCGGCAATCTCCACGTTGGTGAAGGTGGCTAGGGTGCCGTTAGCTGCGAGGCGCAGGCCCGTCTGACCGTTGGTCCCGGCGTCACCCGTTACCACTACTCCGCCAACCGCGAGGCTGGACGACGTGCCATTGCTGACCGACGTAAAGACGTTCCATGACGTGTTCACGGAGGACGAGTGGTTCAGCGTGGTGCCGTTAGTCATGCTCCACTTGCTAGACCCGTTAGTCGCGATGTTCGCAACGCCCGAGGTTCCACCGATAAGCACGCGAGATGCTGTAGCCGTGACATAGCGAGCTAGCACGATCTTTGTGTAAGGCTGCGCGGTAGTCGAAATGGCGGCGTCCATCTTGTCGTCTACGCCGTCAAAGACGAGGCGCTTTAGACCGGATGTGTTCTTAAACGTGACGCCTCCTGCGCCTGCGAATGCGGGCGCTCCGGATACTCGGTTGGCCCAGCTGGTGACAGTGGACCCGTCCGAGACGGTGAAGTCCACGGCCTCGTAACGGTGTACGAAGTCAGTAGGCGGAGTAGGTGCAGCCAGAGGTTCGGCCTCTAGCCAAATGTCGCCGTCAATCATTGCGACCGGCTGGACAGTGCCTACCCAGACCACCGGCGCTGCGGAGGTAGGACGGATGAGGTTCGCGTTGTCGCCGTGCGCAACGGTCTGCACAGAGGCGCCCGAGGCTCCCGCTGCTCCGGTTGGGCCAGTAGCTCCTGCGGCTCCCGTGCTGCCTGCGGGACCCTGAGGACCCGTGGCTCCTGCTGCTCCGGCAGTGCCGGTGTCGCCCTTAGGGCCCTGAGGTCCAGTGGCTCCCTGCGGGCCGGTAGGACCAGCGACCGTGGACGCTGCACCCGTGGCTCCGGTGGGCCCCTGCGGGCCGGTAGCGCCCGTGTCGCCCTTGGCTCCGGCCGGACCCTGAGGACCGGCGACAGTGGAGGCGGCGCCGGTAGGTCCCGTAGGACCGGCCGGACCGGTTGCGCCGGTCAGTCCTTGCGGACCCTGCGGACCGGTGGGGCCCGTAGCCCCGGCCGATCCGGCGTCACCCTTGGAGCCCGCGGGACCCTGCGGTCCCGTGGGTCCCTGGTCACCCTTGGCACCGGCTGCACCGTTGGCGCCTGCCGGACCCTGTGGGCCCTGAGGACCACGGGGACCCTCGGGACCTACAGCGCCCTCGGCAGCCTGCGCGCGCACTGCTGCGCGGGTCAGGCTGTCGGAGTCAATGAGCCCCGCGATACGGCCGTCCAGAGGGACGGGCACCACGGGAGAGGAGGCGCCAAGCGCAGAAGCGGCGTCGTTATCAGGCAATGCGGATTCGGCGGTCATGGCGCCTCCTTTCGGGGTTAGCGGTTATTAGGAAGGGTTGCTGATAAGAACGATGTTCTTAGGGCTGTCGATGCGGGCTGCGATGTAGGCGTAGATAGCCTCGTCAATTCCACCCTTGAGAAGGTCGATAGCGGAGACGCGGATAGGAACGCCTGCAAGCTCCTGAGAGGTAGCAGCGTTCTTGTCACCGACGAGGACCTGACCGGCAGCAAGGCCGGAGTGGCGGACGAAGTTCAGGCCGAACAGGGTTCCCGAGTTGAGGCCCATCTCTCCGCCGACAAACTGAAGCTTGTCCTTCTCCTGCGAGAAGAGGATTTCCTCGAAGACGTCGGGGGCGACAGCGGCGAAGCTGGCGTTACCGCGTGCATCGTCAATGGCGCGGATACCCTGAAGAATCTTGGAGATACCGGGGGAGCGAGTGCCAACGGCTGCGTTAGCGACAACCTTTGTGGAGGCGGTCTTTACTGCGTCGAAGACGTAGTTGTCGGAGACCTCTGCGTACGAGTCGACTACAAGCTCAAGGAAGCGCTGGATAACGCCGGTCTCGTTGAAGTCGTAGAACTCACGTGCAATGTCATTGCCGTGTGCGAAGCGCTGTGCCTTGTAGGTGTAAGACTCGGTGGTTGCGCTCGAAGAGGCAATCTCGGTCTTATTTCCGGCCCAGGGCTGAACAACGGGCTTGTTGACAAAGCGCCATCCCTTGTTCTCAATGGCAGTCAGAGGGCTGCTGTTGATAAGGGGGATGAACTTACGCTCATAGCGGCGACCGCTCCACAGCTCACCAACGAAGGCGGGCTGAACAACGCCGGAGCCGAGGCTGTTGGCGGTGTCGTACTTGATATCGGTAAGTGCGGCCTGGAGAGTCTGGCCAGCGGAGGCGTTCTCCAAGTCGGCGCGGGCCTCTCGGTCACCGGCCTTAGCACGGTCAACTAGCGAGATGACGCCACGAAGGCTGTAGTCGGGGGCAGCAGCGGCTGCCAGGGTGTCGGGAGCGGTTGCGTTGCCCATGGTTTCCTCTTCTTCTTCTTCGGGTTCGGTTGTTTCGGTTGGTGTTACTTCCTCGGAGGGCTCGGCCTCTTCGGGGGTCTCGGGGGCGGTCTCTTTCTTGGCCTCGTCTACGAGTCGTCGGAATAGCGCCTCTAGCGCGTCAAGCTGAGAGTTAGAGGGGGTCTCCTCGTCGCCAATGTCGGCAACCTCGGCGTGTAGCTCTGCGCCAGGGAATGCGCCCTCAGGGACGAAGGCAGCCCCGTAGAGACGGCCTGCGGTCATCACGCCGTTGCGGGTGAAGACCTCGGCCACGTCCACGGAGACGGCGCGACGTGTGCCGTCCTCAATCTCGGCAGTGAGCACGTCACCCTCGTCGGTGTCGGCTACCCGGAATGTGGCAATGAGGCCAGCGTCCGTGTCCTCTAGGTGAGTGATGCGGGCTACCGGCTTCTTAGCGTCGTGGCCGTAGTTGACGGCCAGTGCCTCGGGGCTGCGGGGGATAGTGACCACACCGCGCGGGACGGTCAGCTTGCCGAGGTTGGTGCGGCCCTGGACGTTCCACGGGAGCAACATTCCCGCGTATGTGCGGGGCTCCTCAGTGGCGTGGAGGTCACCGGAAAGAATGGAAATGTCGGTCATGGTTAGTCCTCCAAGGGAGCGCCGGTTGCGGGCGGGTTGACTGTCTGAAGTCCGGTCATGTCAAAGCGCACGCGCTGACCGGCGGGTACCACGTCGTCCTGTGAGAGGCGCTGCTCAATCACGGTCGTGTAGAAGGGGATATCGAAGACCAGGAATGCGGAGCGCTCACCCTCGGAAGTCATGTAAGTGAGGGAGCTAGAGTCCGCAAGCGTGCCGTCCAGCATTGACGCGCGCACATTGGCCAATTGGCCAATGGACGTGGTCGCGGCATTGCGGCCACTCTCGAAGAGGTCGGCCGCTGCGGTGCCTAGCGCGGTGACGGTGTAGCCACCCTCGGTAAAGAGGATTGCCCCGTCTACGTCGCGGCGTGCTGCGCGGTAGCCGTCGATAAGCGCCTTGCGCTCGGCCGGGGTAATCTCGGCCTCGGTGTCGTCACGCTGAATGTGGACCAGAGGAATCGGGTTACGGCTGCGGCCCTGCCACGCAAGCTCCAAGTCACGGGCGCCAGCGATAGTGGAGGAGCCGTCCTTCAAGATGCCGTTGTACGGAGCGTTAATGAAGATCACTGCGTCCTCGTCAACGGGGCTGCCGTCGATGAGGAGATTGCCCTTACCGTCCTGTCCTACCCGGCCACGGTCCACGTGAGCCATGCGGAGGATTTGACCGGCAGTGCCGCGCTCAACCGCGAGGATGGACAGGCCGTCGAAAATCAGGTCCTCAACGATGTGGAACATCCGGTTAAAGGGTGTCTCTGCGCCGTCTGTGCGATAGGCCCAGCTGGGCTGCTCTGGCAGGATGCCGTCCTTGTTGAGGACGCGGAGAGGCAGCGGCGCAATCGTGGAGGTCAGGACATTGCGGACCTTGGAGACGGCGGGCACCTGTAGTGCAGCAGCGCGGCTGAGGACCGTAGGACTGCCGACCTGTAGCCAGTCATTCCATGCCAGCGCGGGCTGCAATGCCTCAGTGCTCGCAAGTGGCGAATTGATGCCAGAGAAACCGGCCGGGCCCGCTAGGTAATCCGGTCGGTTGTTCTTTCGGAAGAGGTCAAGGAATGCCATTACTTATAGTGTGATGGAATTCTCGACTAGTGATAAATGGAAAAGGGCCCTACATCCGCGCCGTAGTGCGGATGCAGAGCCCTTCTAAGTGTTACGGATTACCCGAAGTAGACGCCTCCGGAATCCTTTACCGGGTTATCGTCGTAGTAGCGGAGCGCCAAAGAGGCTGCCTCAATCGGCGTGATATCGTCGCCGGGCTCCTTGCGGCCGAACGCCCAGCGTGAGGACCCGCGAGTCCCGCGCCTTGTCGCCAGGCGTGCAGCCTCATTGAGCGCGGGCTGGTCGTAGTGCCGGATCGCCTGAGCGTCCAGCGTTTTGACGAAGAGTCCCGCCGCGGTGCTGACCTCGGGCCAGCCCTGCGGGGCCAGCTTGGGACGCGGCGTCATGCGGGATAGCGCCTCAATCTCGACCTGTGCGGGAGAGGACGCCTTGTCGTAGAGAACAGGCATAAGCTGTCGCTTATATTTGCCGGCGAGCTCGGACAGCCGAGGAGCAACCCAGCGCGTGCCCTTCCGGTGGTCCAATAGGCCGATGTGGGCAAGGCCGTTCTCGTCTCGGAATGCGGCAACGATGGAGGCGCTGCGCTGCTCGGGGTGGACTGCCACGGCCACCGCGAAGCGTGTAGGTAGTTCAGGAGTCGCGTTCTCAAGGCGACACTTGTCCCACTTCTCGGCGCTCAGGAATGTGGACATTCCCGAGGTCGGCCAGATGTTCAGGTACTCGGCGCAGAACTCGGCCGTGCTCATCTGCCGGAAGTCCTCGGTCAAGTCGTCCGGGTCGAAGTCGTGCGTCAGGCGCGGGTGGGCGGTGGCCCAGACGGCTGGGTCCGCGTGGGTGCCTGTGGTGTCCTCGTCCTCGTCGGGGTCGTAGATGGGCGTCTCCGGGTGTGCTGCGTACTCGACTATCCCAATCTCGCCAGCCCGGCCGCGCTCTAGCGAGTCCCACAGGAGTCCGCTCCGATGCGGTCCTGCGGTACCGGCGATCACCAGCTGCGCCTCAGGACGGCCGAGGAACGTCGGGCTGATCGCGGTGATTAGTTCGCGCGCTAGCTCGGGCTCGTGCTTCTGTGCCTCGTCCAGGAACACCAGGTCCCAGGCGTCACCGCGCCAGCTGTCGGGGATGGGCGGCAGCACCGCGAGCAGCGATCCGTTGTCAAAGGTGATCTTCTCGCCACCGCGTGCCCTATTGATGCGGAAGGGGCGGGTATCGGCGTCGGGGAATAGGCGCTCTAGAGGCGCGACGATATCGCGGAGGAATCGGTCACGCGCTTTCAGTCCGTTCTGCCCTGTGAACGCGAACAGATAGCCGTCCCGGGACAGGCAGCGGCCCAGGCCCAGGGCAAAGACCGAGGTTGACTTGGTGCCTCGTCGGGGAATACCCAGCACGTTGGTGCGGTTGAGAGGACGGCCGTTCTCTTTTGTCGCGTTGAGCGCGTCCGCAATCACGAACTGGTGCGGCATGACGGATTTGCGCTTGCCGTCAAGGCCGAGGTACTGACACCCCAAAAGGAATTCGTCTCTCAGCAATTCGGATCGCTCGAACGAAGATACGAATAAGGGACGAGTGGAGCCGTATTCGTCCGCATCCCACCGCTCAGGGATAAATAGAGTGCTGACCGCAGGCGGGGGTACAGCGGCCTTCTCAAAAACTTGGTCACTCGAACTTTCGTTCGACTCGATAGCGGGCTCCACCCGCTTGATTGGTCGCTCACTCACTGTGTGTACTCTCGTGTGCCTCGCTCGCATCCCAACCAACAGTGATGCCCTTGTCACTGGCAATGCGAGCCACTACTACTCCGCACTTAGGGCAGTGCTGCTGTGTCTCAGCCATGCTCACTCCTCATCTGTTACTGATAGTGCGTGTGCCTTGCTGCTGAGCATGGCGCTATCCACCACACCCGGTGCCCGGTGCAGCGCTGCTGCCACCACCCGCAGGGTCAGCTGCCCACCGTGCGTGGACCCGATGGATACCTGATAGGTCCCACTGCCTGTAGTGATCGTGCCTGTGCCTACTGCCTTAGCCATGTGTGTTCTCCTTCTCTACCATTCCCATAGTCCTTGCTCCTCTACTCTTACTACCTTGGCCTTACCCATTTGCTTAGCCCTGCCTTCCTTGCCACCTGCACTCCTGTTGCACCGGCGATGTGCTGGCCCGATGTTGGATGGGTCATGCGCTAGCTCGGGGGCAATGGCAATGCTGATGATGTGATCGACGTCCCATAGTCGCTGGCCTATCGCGTGACCACACTTGGTGCAGACGCGGTCCTGTATCCCTGGTGCCAGCCGCTTACGCCACATGCTCGAATGCGTGGAGGTCCATAGCCCCGAGCGGTGATGTTGGCTCACTCGTCCTCCCGCTGTAGGTAGCGCTGCTCTACCTCAAGTGCCACGCGGTAGAAGTAGTTATAGAGGACGCTCATTGAGCACCGCCAACCGCATATCGTAGAACTTGTGACAAGTGACGCAACGGGGGCTGTAGTCATCCGGATTGCCGGAGTACCTTAGCGCGTTACCGTTCTTGTCTAGCTCTGTCTGCTCCTGCTCGGAGCCGCCGTTGTAGGACCAGTGGACCGCTTGTCCGGCGCAGCCAACGCAGCGCTGGTCCCTCGCCTTTCCTTGCCTGCGCGCGATCCTGTGATGCGCCTCTCGGTAGGAGGTCTCGCCGGTCGTGAGTACAACGGGCGTCTTGGGCTGCAACGCTCGCCATGCGCGCATGTGGTGCATGGAGCAGAGGGTGCCGCCTGCTTTAGGCGTGCTCTTATCGCACCCCTCTGCGTTGCATGTTTTAGCCATACGTATATTATCTCACGTATTACAGCACCTGTGTTTGAGAAACGTAATTGCTGTAATCGGACCGCAACAGTTTTTCAGCCGAGCCCAGACTGCCCCGCATATACACAGAACTATGCGCCCCCCCTACACTACGTGTGTAGGGGGGCAAGCGTATATAGGCCTGTATATAGTCCAACATCCGCGGAAACACGCGGATTTTGGGGCCTTTCCTTATACAAACGGGCATGTTTATAGGGCTCATATACACCCCTATATACACGCAGGACTTGAGCGCGTTGGTTCATGTATTCATAGATTCATAATCATTCATGTTCGTTCATACGATTCATAGCTCGCTGGATTGACCCCGCATACTTTCTCTGTTTACTCCAACACACACGTGTGAGTTTCTGTCACAATGGTTATAGCCGCACAAGTGGCACACCAAATCACAGCTAAAGAAAGCACCCACACAATGAGTTACACACTCGTAGAAATCACCGCAACAACCCTGCCTCTCGTAGCGATCTTTGAGGAAGTCGAGACAAGCCGCGACGGCCGACTACGCGAGGCGCTGCCCGTTATCGCGTTCGGACTGTTCCGGGACCCGGAGGACCGAGGCGCACCGAATATCTCGGTACCGCTCACGCCCGATGACTTCAACGTCTTCCAGCAGCATTACTACGCAAGCCGTCGGACTCTCGAAGCGAAGTTGCCTTATACCGTGGTATACAGCGACAAGCTCTTTGATGAGGTCGCAGAAATTACCGAGACTGACTCCTCCGCTGCCGTAGCGCTGGACGCAGTGTCCGGCACCTGGGCGGTAGTTCGATGAGCGACGTAGCCTCTGTCCAGCTGCCCGATCTGACCCAGTACTCAGCTGAAGACCTAACCGACCTCATCCACTACCTGCGTACGTCTAAGTCTGACAACGCAAACGAATTCCGCAGCGGTGTGCTCAATGCGTTCCAGCAGCGCATGAACAACCACTTTGCCGAGGAGGCGTTGGACCTCTTCCTAGAGGGGGACACGGACCTGGTGCCCATCTCTGAGGCGGAGATTCACGACAGGCCCGCGCCGGAGTGGTGGATTGAGGACCTGGTACAGAAGGGCACGGTTGCCGTGCTCGCCGCACCTGGCGGGCTCGGCAAGTCCTTCCTCGCTATCGACTGGACCCGGCGCATTGCCACCGGCACGCAGTGGAATCACCGGGCCGTAGCTCGGGGCCGCTGCCTGTATGTGATCGCAGAGGGTGCGGGCGCCTTCGGTGTCCGGGTACGGGCGTGGGACGACGCACACAAGCTGACTCCGGACCCGGACTCGATTACCTACCTAGAGGCAGGCGTGAACCTCAGCAATGAACGCAGCGTGGACCGGCTGACCGAGCTAGTGCGCTCGGGCGGGTATGACTTCATCGTCATTGACACGCTCTCGCAGCTGGGCGGCTTTGATGACGAGAACGGCGCAGGCAAGACCGGGCCCAAGATGGCGCTGCACGCAGCCAAGCGCATTCGTGACGCCCGAGAGGGTGCGTCTGTGCTGGTCATTCACCACACCGACGCTAAGGCCACGAAGGCCCGCGGTTCGACCACGATCCGTGACAACGCCGACACGCTGATTATGGCGAAGGGCACATCTTCGGGCTTCACCCTTTCGACCTTTGCCGGTGACGGCGGGAAGCAGAAGGACGGCGAGCCGATCAAGCTCGAAGGATTCTCCGTGGTTGGGCATGCCGAGTCTGCGATTGTCAAGTTTACGGGCGCAGCAGTGAAGGCACAGTCAGACCCGCGTTGGCTGGCAATGCTCACGCTGTTGAATTCTGGCGAACCGGTGAAGGGGACTGAGCTACGCGCGGTCATGGGTGATATGGAAGACACGAGCCAGTATCAGGCTGCAACGCGGTACCTAGGAGATTGCGTAAAGAATGGAATCCTAATAAGGTCCGGCCCAACTAAAATGCCGTTGTTCCAGCTGAGTGCTCCGATTGTCTAACAATCCCTCGCTAATAGGGTATACAGCATTTAGGCAAAAAGAAGAGCCAGACGGCCCACCTCGGGAATGTGCGTCTGGCTCTTCTTCTATTCTACCAAAGGGTAACCATCTATATGTGGGGTTGGGTCGGATTCGTGCGCCCATCTAAGTATGGCCTAATCATACCGTAGATATCGAAACTTGCTCGCCTTACGGTGGGACCACCCCTGTTCGGGGCTCACCAACCGAAGGACCCTTACAATGACGCACACGATCTTGACCGAACCACGCTGGCGCACCCTCGTCCGCTCCTCCACACCGCTGCTGCCTGACGCGGAAGTGTGGACCCGCCAGGCCGAGGGCTGGGCCTGCTCCCGCATCCTGACGCCCGTACCTCAGCTGTTCACGGACGCGCTGCCCTACACCTACAGCACCACCCTGGTGCAGGGTCGCGAGGCCCCCAAGCTGGTGCCCATTGAGGCGGCGCCGGAGGACCTGGGCGAGCTACGGCCGTGGCAGGCTCAGCTGGGCGAACTCACCAAGGCCGCATGAGCCGAGCGAGCGGGTCACACGTGCTCGATGCTGACCCGCTCCGGCCCCCGGCCCTTGTCCACCCTGACCGAGAAGAGGGAGCGCACAACCTCCCGCTGCCGGTCCAGCCCGAGGCTTGCCCAGAACTCGGGCCACGCGCTGACAGCTGCCTCCTCCTGCTCCGTGTACTCCCGCTCAAACCGGCGATCCCACCACGCACCACGGACGGCCCCGAGGATGTCAGACACCGACTCCCGCGCCCGCTCCTGATCGATCAGCCGCGTGATCCGCTCGGACTCCTTGCCGAGGCTGGCAAGCGTCCTGGCCACCGAGGCGCGGTTGGCGCCGGGCAGGAGGAAGAGGTCTTGCGCTGCCTCCCGCCGCCGCTCCACGTCCGCGTGCTCCCGCAGTAGGTCGGTCAGCGCGGCGCTGTCGGTCTGCGTGCTGTCCGTGCTGACTGCCCACATGAAGACCTCATCCGAGACGGCCGTGTCCAGCAACGCCTTGGTGATGTGTACGTGATCCGCGGCGGCGCTGCACAAGTAGCCCCGCATGTAGAAGAGGTGCGCCCCGCAGACACCGCACGATGCCAGGCCGGACATAAGGTGGCGCGGCGTCGGGCCGGGCGTGGTCTTACGGGTCGGGTCCGTCAGCAGCAGCTGCACGCGCTCCCACTCCTCTAGCGAGACGAGGGGCGTGACGACGCCGGGGGAGTACACGCCCTGGTGCTGCACCCACCCCGCGTACGCCTTATTGCTCAGTACCTCCCGCACCCACCGGGTCCGGCGCCCGCGTGCCACGGAGAGGGAGCGGAGCGAGGCGCCCGCGAGCGCACTAGTAAAGAGGTCCCGTACGTCCTGAGCCTCGGGCTCGCGAGGCGTGAGGTTGCCGGACTCGTATCCGTACCGCCGACGCCCGGGCACGGGTCGGCCCTGCGCGATGTTCTGCACGTTCTTTGCCCGCTGCCGGGCGCCCTTACGCTCAATCTCCGCACGGGCCACGGTGGCCTTGATGCGGGCGAACATCCGGCCGTTGTCCGTGGTGAGGTCGGCCTCGCCGGACGCGGTGACGATGAGGACGGAGCGCGTCTCGGCAAGCTCAATCCAGTCCTCCAGCTGGCGCGGCTGCCTGGTCAGGCGGTCCAGGTCCCACACCACGAGGGCGTCAAAACGGCCAGCCTCGAAGGCGGCGAACATCGAGTCATAGGCGGGCCGGGCGACTGCCCGCTTGCTGGCTGACACCGTGTCGCTGAACTCCTCGGTCACCGTCCACCCCCGGGCCTCAGCAAGCGCCAGGCACTCGCCGCGCTGGCGGTCCACGGCGAGCCCGTCCGCGTTCGCGTCCTGTGAGATACGGAGGTAGACGGCGGCTTTGACAGTCGAAGCAA